TGCGGACTGAACTTCCCGTAGCGGCGCACCACGTTGTATACACCACTCCCGGAGAGCCGTTGACCCCACTCAGGGGTCTGGCTAACTTCCCCGGTAGCGAAGTTGACCAGTCTACGGAACCGTACTATAACCGGAGAGGCCCCCAGAACGCCGTCTAAGCCATTCTTTGCCTCGACCCTTAGGTGGGAGAGGGTAGAAGCCAGAGAATCGCTCACAGCGACGACAGCAGCCTTCCTGTTCTTACCCACGACTCGTATCTCCCTGCGTTCCAGGTCCACGTCGCCCCAGTTGAGGCTGGCTATCTCCGTGCGGCGGAGACCACAACCGAAACCGAGGCGTAGGATCGCCATGTCACGGACCCCCATCAGGGTGTCAGGTACCGCCCCCAGGACGTCCTCTATCTCGGAGCGCTCCATCCAACGATGCACAGCCACAGGCACCGGCTTTACCGGCACGAGTGCAGTGAGCCTAGCGGCAGGATTGCTGGGGATGAGGTCACGGGTGTGCGCCCAGGTGAAGAACCCTTTCAGGTGGGAGCGGTAGTTGGTGCGGGTGGTGTCGCCGCAGGTCTGCTCCAGCAACCAGTCGACGAGGTGCTTCTCAGTGAAGTTTTCCAGGTCGACGTGCGGGTAGCGCTCCTGCACTCGGGACAGGAGCCTGCGGTAGGTGGTGGCAGACTGTGTGGTGTGCAACCAGGTTGGGTCCGCTGCTCCCAGTTTAAACGCTTCGGGGTAGAGCCTCATTGCATGCCCGCTCTGCACCCCCGGCACACCCAGGTAGCCAGGAAGTATTGGTTCAGCAGGACTCCGCTGAGGACATCCATCTCATCGAGGGGGTACGTCCACTTGCAGATTTCACAAGCCATGCTCTTCGTGACTTCACGCTCTGGGTATGTCACGGGACCAGAATCCTCACGCACTCAGGGCACAGCCAGAACAGAGCGTGCAGGTTCTTCTGCCCCTTCAGCCGCACCACGGCGGCTGCGTTGAGCGAGAAGCTCGGCTCGATGTGGACGCTCATCGCTGGTCCAGGGTGGAGTTCCCGGCACGCCTCGCAAGCGAGGGTCTTGGTCAACTCCATCTTCACGGTCATCTCTGACACCTCCCAGGTGACTAGTTAAGGTGACCGTAGCAGACCCGTCCCGACCAGTCAAGTCGTCTAAGTGGTTCGTCATGGGATCAGTGGGGATGGGCCTCTACGCACGGGATGCAGACTAGCTGACAGTTCCCTAGCTGCTGACGTACTGGTCGACCCGCCTGCCGTCGAAGCGCCTGCGCCCATCGAACATGGTGTCCAACTCGACCGACGACAAGTACACGCCGGTCGGGATGAGCAGCCCCCTGACGATCTTCTCGTGGTAGTACCGGTCCACCCTGAAGCCGTCCTCCTGGTAGGCACGATGGAAAGGGCAGGTGCCTCCGACCTTCTGGATGCATGAGCCGAACTCGGTGACCTCGCCACAGGTCACAGTAAACCTATCATCATCGCATCGACCACCACGGGCAGCATCGAAGCGTCGATCTGTCGATCCCACGGGTGAGGCATGATCGGATACTCAGCCCCCTCGCACATGTCAGCGAGGGCGGACCCCTCCATTTCATAGCTAACAAAGTGGGGCAGCCCACGCTCCAGTGCCCGATGCCACCGATCCAACCGCTGCTCATAAGTGAGGGCGGGAAGAGGGGGGATGAGGCGGCTCAGTAGGCGCTCGGTTGATGCCCGAACTTCTTCGCTTACTATCAGGTGACCCCTCACAATGCCTCCCTAAGCATGTTTAAAGCTCGCTCCCAAGTGGCGTAGACGTGAGACCTGGCGATCCCAAGCTCCGTGGCAATGTCCGTCTTCGACATCTGCGCCCACAAGGTCAACTCCACGACAGACCGCTCAGGTTCAGGCAGGTCGTCGATGCACCCTCGGAGGTGGTCGTGCGCTGCAGTAGGAACCACAGCGCTCGCCGGGAGGTGGGCGACCCAGTCTTCATTGAGCGAGACCTCACGCATCGTCTTCGTCGAGAGCCTTGTTGGCCTCGCCCGCCCTGGCAGGCCAAACCGACCGCATCATCTCGCCCGTCTTCCTTGCTTCCTTCTGCGGTGGCCTCAGCGCTAGCATCCGATCGTCGATGCGGCCATACAGGTCGTCGAACAGGCCCTGGTTCTTTAGCACGAAGTCGAACTCGTACTCGTCGAGGGCTATCTCCGAAGGATGTATGTCAGCTATCACACTCGACGGGGTGATGCGCTCCACCCGCCACATCTCCCCGCCCCGCTCACGGATAGCCTCGTACTCGTTGGGGAAGCGGACGTCGGAGATGACATAGTCCACGTCATCCTCCAGTCCCTCCATCACAGGCTTCACCCACACGTCTTCCCCGAAGTATTGGCGTGCCACCAGGCCGACATCTTGGAGGAACTTCCGTACCGAGTGGTGGCCCTTCAACCGATCCCAGTCGAGAACACCGTGGGCCTCACTCAAATGGATGAGGCCGAGGGTGCCGACGTCCACGAGGGGGTCAACCTTGAGTGCCGCTTCCTTCAGCTTGTCAGCGAAGGCACGACGCTGGAACCCGTACTCGTCGACCAGGTATTGGGCGACCGTATCCTTACCTGTCTCTTTCTTACCGCTCAGTCCAACAATCATTTCATGGCTCCATTCCGACGACCAACTCAAGAAACTCACCCCAGTCACGCACATCAGGCACGCCCTCGATAGGGCGGTTCCAGGGGCGAACGAACCTGACGCCGTGCTTGCCTGCCGCCTTGATAGCTTCCAGAAAATGCGGGCCATCATCCAAGAACAGGTCCGCATCAACGTTGTGCTTATCTTCACGCAACATAACCTCGGTCACGGGCACACGGTGGTAAGCGATCCAACTGAGGGTGTCTTCCATCGCCCACTCGGGGCGGCTGGTGACAATGGCAAGGTCATGCCCTATCTGTTTGAGAACATCCATCACTTGGAGACCGTGAGTGTCGGGGGTGACAGCGAGGTAGCTGGTCTCTTTCCGATAGAAGTACCAGAACTCTTTCCAGTTGCGGAACCTGGTGAGGTGAAGGAAATCCCAGTCGGTGATGTCCGAATAGTTGATGCGCTCCCCGTAGCGTGCCTTGTAAGCACGAATCCAAGAGTTGTTCCAGTCACCGAGGACACCATCCAGATCAATAGCAATTCTCATCGCTTGCAATCCTCGGGGTTCAAGTGGAGAAAGCTCCACTCCTGGTTCAGCATCCCCTCAATGTCCAGCCAGTTACTTTCCACCATTACAAGGCTGGCATCAGTGGCGAAACGACCGCAGTTATCACAACGGTTCATCCGACCAGCTTCTCCGTTGTAGGGTTCCAACGAACCAGGTTGACTTGGAAGTCGTCACCCCTGTGGGTGACGTAAGCGAAGCCGGGTTGCCAGTCGGGGTTCTTCGCATAACCCAGGCCGTAAGGATCAGAGAGGACACCGGTCTCGACACCCGTATAGACGATCAACTCGGGGCGATCTTTGGGCCGTGGCACCCACCGACTCAGATGAGTGAGAGCCAGACGATGGGTGTGACCCATGGCGACCGAAGCGTTGACCCGTTCTATCTCCGCCCGGACTGAAGCTCCAGCGCCGGTCCTAACCTTGTCACCGTGGGTGGCGTAGAAGCCGGGGGCGATGTCCACCTCGGGGTACGGGTAGTCACCGAGAGGGCTGTTCGCATACTCGATCCCCAGGCCGTCGAACCTGAGCAGGTTCGAGATGGACAGCAAACGGGGAGCGTTCAAAGGCAAGCCGCCTTGCCTCAGGTTGAATAGCTCGGGAGCAATACGAAGCAGGTACTCCTGTAAGCGGTGGTCGTGGTTCCCCGGGAGATAAGTCATGGGTGGGTACCCCGCAGCCTCCAGGCGCTCCACCAGCACCCGGTACATGACGTCGACACCCTGCTGGAGGGTCGCCATCCACTCGGGATGCTTCGGTGTGTACTTGGAGACCGAGTCGAAGTCACACCCGTCGCCCATGTAAATGATCCGGTCGGGCTGGGTGTCTTTCAGCCAGGCGAGCAGCGCCTCGTGGAGTCGCCAGTTGACGAACGGAGCCTGGTCGTCACCGATAAGGACAGTGATGCCGCCAGTACGGTCCCAGGCTTTGTTGGGGGCGCTCCTGGTGCCAGTTCTTTGGCGTGCTGGCATCCCGCCGATCAGTGTCTCAAAGCGGCCCCAGGCTGTGTCCTCGGGGGGAACCACAGGCACGAGGTGAGCTTTGGTCTGATGAAGCATGGTGGGAGCCTCATCACCGTTGGGAGCCTGCCACTGGTTGACCGTGAGAGACACGACCTGCCACTCTGCGGGGTCGTAGCCTCGCTCCAGGAGCATGAGGCCAACGGTACGAAGGTCGTCATCCTCGGTCGCTTCCCCTTCGACGGGGGGCATGGTAACGCTGACGTTTAAACCGTCCACTTTGACCGCTGGTTTCAGGGGTTTCGTATCCGAAGGTGGTCGCCTCACCACGATTTCGCCTCCAGGTCCGTGAGTAGGTTTCGTACTTGCCGTAGTAGCTCTTCGATTGTGGCCTGTAGCTCAAAGATTGTCTCCCGCTGCTGCTCCAGTACTTCCTTGTACTCAGAGAGGAAACTCATCGAGGTACTCGGTACGTTTCCCACGCTTCTCGCATCCAATAGGGATCGGGGCCGTAGTTGCTGTCGAACTTGGAGATGAACCAGGTGAGATGCTGGAACCTGGTTGTGGTGTCGGCTGCCGCCCACTGCAACAGGAAGTTGGTGCGCTCTTCAAGTGACGCTTGCATTTCCCTGGAGTCCGGGGGGAATGGGGGGAGCAGCCAGCCTTTGGAGGTGAAACCTTCAGGTGTGTCAATGAGTAGGTTGAGTGCGTATCTCATCCGCTGACCTTGAACCCCGCCAACAGAATCTCGACCAGTTGCGCCAATCGAGCTTCGATGGCAAGCAGAGCATGGGTCTGGCCCACCTGCATCCCAGGCCAATTCAACGCTTCTTGCCGGGAGTTCGCTACCAGTGCGTCAAGACGGTCAATTTCGCTCATCGTGATCCTTTCACCACAACAATTCTCCAGGGTGCTTGGGGCATTCATAGTCGAGGGTGTCCTGGTCTTTCTGCCAAGACTTGAGTAGTTCCAATGCGAAAGGTTCGGGGAAGCACCAAGCAACATGAAGAGGGCGTCCTGCTGGTCGCTTGCCATAAACAAAAGCCCACCGTTGACCGTGGAGGGCGAACATCAACTGGAGTCGGATAGCTGGGAAAGTCTCCCGGTACTTGGCCTCGACCGGGAACGGACAACCCGCTATGTCCCAGCTTGGCTCGTTGTCCTTACGCCGATGGGTGGTGGGCCAGAGCGGCAGGAGCTTCCCTACCACTCGCCGCTCAAACCAAGAACCGAGTGCCTTGCTCTTGTTCATGTTGACCACTCTAGTAGACTCGGTGTCACCAAGTCAAGCGCTCCGACGTTGAGCCTTGTAGTGGTCGAGCCACAGATACTGCTCCCGATCCGTGGCCGACATGCCACCCCACACGCCCGTGGTGACCCGGTTGATGATCGCCCACTCCCCGCAGGGGATGATGGCGGGGCACTCCTGGCAGACCTCTTTAGCTGTCTGCGTGAGCCTTCGGGACACACCACCCGTCTTCGGGAAGAACACATCCTCCTGCCCAAGGCAGGGAGCGTTCGGGTTGCCGTCTTCCCCTTTGGTTAGACGTCGCACTTCCCTGATTAGGTCTTCCCGGTG